CCCATGATTTGCATAATTCACTCCGAATTTGGACAAGACTTTCAGGGGATCAACTCCCCATTTATAGGTTCCATGAACTCTATAAAACCGTCCTGAACAATACGACAACTCGTCTATAGTTCCTATTAATTTGACTTTAACCTTCATTCCCAAGCTGGCATAAAAATCTTCTATGACATCTATTGGGACGAAGGTGTTAGTGCCTAAGAAATTATCATCCCCTTTGGCACAAACTATGGGATCATCGAATAAATAATCAGCGATCGCTAAATTGATGATACTATTCATCAAGGTGGTCCACATATCACCTGAACGGCGACCATGTTTGCACTCATAGCGAACTTTCCCTCGCTGTCCACGATTTTTCCCCCAATACTTAAGAATTTGGGCCCGATGCCACAACATTCCTTTGTATTCTTTAAGGACGCCTTTCTCCAACTGATAAAATTTTTCGGACAGCGAACCATCCCAATTACTTACATCAGCTTCATAGACGTATTTCTTAGAAAAAACCCTACTGGCTACATTACCCAATTCTTCGGCACTAAGGCCGCAATCATAAATTAGGTTCGATTCCCAATGAAACGTCAATTTTGCTGCTTTACTTAACCCTTGAAAGTAGGGTCCGACCACCTTCTGAAATTCTGCTTTTCTGCAATGAATGATTCGTGGCTTAAAATTGTCACGAGTCTTGCCAATATAACATTCATTTTTCACGAAGATATCATGGTCGAAACTCCCCTTGGTCAAGCAAGTATCAGCATCACGAATGATATTTCGACGCTTCGACGGTAAATTGTTTAAGAATTCTTCCTCTGTTACTGTAACCTCAGGAAAAACGCATTTAGGTAGGAAGGAGTTACAAATCATGCCTATAACTCCCGGTTCTTCTTTGCGTTTAAACAAATACCTAATTCTCAATCCATTATACAAGTCATGATCACAGCCCTTGGGAACTACAACGGGGGCATCCAACGTACATCCATAAACATCGATGTATGAATCAGGCCCGCAGTCCTCCTTGGGTTCTGTGCTCAATTTGACTCCTGGCTGCAATTCCGGCAACTCCCGCTTTCCCGAACAACTCTTCAGGAAACGCAGGGAATCTGCCAACCGTATTTCAACTCCTTCTTCACCTGCTAGCTTGGCGTGGATTTGGTTGTAAAGGATTTTCCCTTTAAACCACCATCGGACAAATGTAGGCAACCCCCCTACTAAAAGCATCATCAAAAGAAATCGTTTAGGAAGTCTTTGACGAAGTTTAGAGTGAATTGCTTGCACTAACAGAGTTAGGGCAGCAGGGGCGGTCCAAAACCACCGTGCTGCAAATGAAATTTTGCATTCAGGAATCAATTCCTGCATTTGGTCTGCTATTGGAATTAGAGCCTTAACAGCTTCTGATTCTGGTTTAGCCATAGCAGTGGCTATTGGATGTATTAGTAGCTGAGGAATACCTTTCTCAACACACCGATACATCCACTTGTTCATTCGAAAGGCCTCGACGACACTTGTCCTTTTGGCCACATACTCTCTAATTAGTTGTGAATAGGCGCTTGAACTCAAATAGTCCATGACCTCATTCTCACACCCTAACCAGAGACCCACCGTCTCTCGCAGACGATTCACGACTCTCGTTTGAACATAACTAACGGGTTGGTTTTCCTTGGAATTAGTAGCTAAGAAACTCACTTGCGCATCACACAATTCTTTCATCTTCCACCGCAATTTATCGAGTCCCCATTCAACTACCTTACTACTCCCAACCTCACTAACCTGGCACATTGGTCCGTCAATCTTCAAAATTGTGTCTTCTACACACAACAGTGGAAAATGCCCTCTATAAATCTTGTCGCCTGATTTATGATAGACCTCTGCCCACCGTTCATCACGGCGACAGAGTTTAGTACCTAAACGGTAAGCTTCCACTAGATTAACGACCCAAGTCTCCTCTTGTGCCTTCATTTCTTCTCTACCAGCTACATCGACCACCACGTCTGGTTCTTGGTCAGGGGCCACTGGCACCCCTTTCTCTTCCTTCCTCTCCTTCTTCTTCCCCTGCTTTTGCTCTGATTTTCTTCTATACGTTTTAGAAACCACAGTATTTGCAATAGATTCAAAGAGTTGGTTAGACTCAATGACCTGTGCGTTATTTTTAAGGCCAATCTATGTGTATTGATCGTCAATGATGTACCTAATGACTAGAGCATGACAACTTAATTCTCTCTTTATAACCCACTCAAGGGTTTGTTTACCTTTCTCCTCAGAAGCCCGCACCAAATTCCTTCTTTCTCCCATTTATCTCATCTATTCTCGAACCAAGCTCGTCCAAGAAATTAACAAAAAGGAGGCAGAAGTTAAGGAAGAGCTACCACCCTTAACTATCATTCAGTGCTTCCGACTGAGTCCTACCGGAAACAAGCCGTCCTTAAGTTCCTCAAGTTGCAAAACAACCCACTTGTCAAATAAACCTACCCACTAGAGGAGTCGGGTGCCTTTCCTTTCGTACTAAGCGGGAACAACCGTGTTGCTCCCTACCGACACTCTGTGAGGTCATGGGTTTAGACAAGTGAGTATTGTCCATCATTTTAAATCCTCC